AGCTGCCGCTTCATTAGAAGAAGGTGTATGACAAAGAAAAAAGATAATTTAGAGCAGGCTGCTACAGTAGAGCAGCCTGCTGAAAATCTGGGTGCAGTGGATACAGCATCTGAAGCAACAGACGCTACATTACAAGCTAAAACCGATTCTGATTCGGTGAATACTTCACCTGAAGGTGCTACAGGCGATTTGAATGCGCAGGATGTAAATCCTTTTTATACTGTCGTGATTCCCTTTTTCAAGGCGAAACACCGGGAAGAAGAGGTTGTGAAGGTGATTGAATCTTGTGCTCAATACCTGCTTGAAAATATTCGCTTTGTCACCATTGGTGACCAGGTAGAATATACTAAGGATATGTTTATTGAGCATATTGAATACAATGGTGCTGAAGGAAGCCAGTTGGATATTCTCGAGGTATTGAAGCTGGCCATAGTATCTGAGTCTGTGTCTGAAAAATTTATCCTGATTGAACCTGGTTCCTATCTGATAGATAATGTAGGCTTGTGTCATATCGCCATATTTAAGCATTTTGGTATGCTCAATCCAAATCGTTATACCGGAGCCGAAGCGGTTATGATGAAAAATACTGCTGCTTTGCTGAGTGATACGCTACGGCTTGCAGCGTATGATTACAATACGCATTGCCCGGTATTGCTGGAGAAGGAAAAGCTGACAGAGATGTTTGAAGAATGTCCGGAAATCCTTTCTGGAAAGTATCACTTACTCACTGTATATGGTTGTGCGTATGCGGTACACCCCATTCGTCTGGACTTTCATACGGATGGATGGATTCTTCCGGTTGTCTCACAGAAGCCTGACTCAAAGACGGTCGAACGGCTTATTGCAGACAAATGTTTCCTTTACCTGAAGCATTTTCAGGAGAATGTGAAATTTTTGAACCCATTCCTGGATACTAAGAAATGAAACAAACAATTCTCACCTGGTTGCGTGCAGGTGCGAACGCCGAAGAGGGTGTGCAGCTTCTTATCGAGGCGGGCGCACCCTCTTTGACTTTACGCCTGATCAAGTCCAATCCGGTTGCTAATCGCCGCCTGATGATTGACTGGTTGTGTAAAAAATATGGGATTGATGAAGATTATACCTATGTGGCATCTTCCCAGGTTGTGCTGTTTTCTGAACGTAAACCTAAATCGTTCCGTGATGAATTCCCTTTCCTTTCCGAACCGGATTGTCCGGCTGAACTCGAAGCGCTGGCATCACGAAAATTCACCAAATATCACGCCTATGTGAATTTGCATAAGCAGCTTCGCGAATGTACGTCTACCGAACAGTGCGCTAAGGTGGCTCGGGAACTGATTAACTCCTATCTCGAGAACCGGATGATATGGGAAGAATTGAATTACTACCAGCAGCATCATTCCATCCTGGGCAAACATCCGATATTTACTGCATTCCACCGCCGGAGAGAATTATTGACGTTGAATGTGAAGCAGCTCATGGTGCGTCAGAAAAGATTACGTAACAACATCTGGCGGGTTCAGGACGAGATGGCCAAACGGGATAAGCCACACCTCGAGCTGGAGCGGAGGGCACGGCTGCAAGCCTACCAGTCCGAGCTGGCAGAGATAAACCGGTTACTGGGCGATGAATAGGTACTTCAATCTGGACGAATTGTTTGCCGAGGTGAGACAGTCGCGCATGTACTCCCAGCGGTTCGAGAATATTCTGTGTTTCAAGCTGAATAATCTACGGGAACTGTGCGGTCGCCTTCCGGGAACCAATGAAGCCTTCTTCATTGAAACCCGTAAGAGCTTCACTGCCTTTACCTTCATTGTGTACCTGATTCGCCATGCCGGCTACGTGCGACACATCTATGTGGCCACTTATTCCACCAACGAGCGAATTATCAATGCACTGTTGCGATACAAGGATAAAGGGTTGATTGGTACCGTGCATCTTCATGTGTCAGAGACACTCAAGTTCCGTATGCCGCTGATTTTTGCAAGACTCAAGCAGCTGCATAACGAGGGTATCATTACGCTAACCTATGGATGGTCACACAAGAAAGTGACTTGCCTGGACACGGATACCGGATGCTATGTGGTGGAAGGTTCCGGAAACTATGGAGAAAATGCTCTCGAGGAACAGTATGTATTTTTAAAATCGAAGAAAGTCTATGAATTCAGAATCGGTAATAAAATGGACAGATAAGAATCGTCCGGAATGGTTCTCCCGTATCCCCATTGAGGAATACGAGAAACTGGCTGGGATAGGTTACACACCCCAGCAGATTGCCATGTACTACAACATAGAGGTAAACGAATTTATGTTCTATTATAGCCTTCTTATGTCACCCCTGAAGTATCATTATGACCGTGGCCAGCTCCTTCAGACGGCCAAAGAAGGCATTTCCATGGCGGATGCGGCAGCCACGGGTGAGAATGTGACACAGGCCCAGCGGTTGGACAAGATGCGCCGTGCAATCGAGTTTAAAAATAATGTTTCAAAAGTTTTTTTTGATGATTTAGATGTTTGAGAAATCTTATTACGAGCAGCTGCAGGACTACATTGAGTCCGGTTGCAAATATCAGTTGTCCGAAGAAGAGCAGGACTACTATAATGCGCTTTTTGCCGTAGTCGGCATTACGCGCAAATACGGAAAGGATCGTGCCATCTCCATGCTCATGCACGAACCTTTCAGCTGTTCCCGTCCCCGTGCAAGAGAAATGTACTACGAGGCCGTGAATCTGTTTTACCTGGATGATACCATTGAGCCTGCTGCACATCGTAATATGATTTACGACAACCTGATGAAAGCTGCCCAGACGGTACTTCTTTCGTCTTCAGGGGCGAAGGATATGGAGATATACGGTAATTTGCTGACTCAGGCTTGGAAGGTTAAACAACTTGATAAACCGGATAAGGTAAAACGGCAGGAAATCAAGGAGAAAGATATAAAAGTCTATACTCTTGATTCAACTCAGATTGGCGTGCCTTCCATCGACCGGACGGAACTTGCCGCACAGATTGATAAGATTCCTGACCTTACAGAAAAAGACCGTACACGCATTAAACGTGATGCGATGGTAATAGATATTAACTTTGAGGAGATTCTCGATGACACGCAAGAAAAAACTGAAAATTTCAGAGGATAGCGTGGAAACACGCTTCGCCAACTGGACAGCCCAGCTGCTGGCCATCATGATGCCCTGGTCACTCTATTGGGTGGCCGGTCGTGCATCTGCCAAGACAGTGCAGGTTTTGGCAGAACGGGTTCAGGAAGCAGCCCAGGACTGCCCGGGCGCTCCGTTCGCATGGGTGGCTGATACCTACTCTGACCTGCATAAGAACGTGATTCCATCGTTAATTGACGGGCTCCAGTTGCTGGGGTGGGAGTTGGGCACGCATTACGTGATAAACGAAGCTCCTCCGGAAGAATGGCGGTTGCGAATGTATAATGTCTGTACCGACTGGCGTAATACCATGGTATTTTACACGGGCTTTAATTTCACCTTCATATCTTTGGATCGTCTGGCCATTGGTGCCGGACGTTCCTACGTGGGCGTGTTTGGCGACGAGGTTAAATATTTCCCTGAAGAAAAATTCACGAACCTCCTGAAGGCCGTACGTGGATTCTATGTGCGTTACGGACAGTCTGTGTGGTACCGTTCCAGGACACTGACTACCGATATGCCGAACCCTAACCATCTGGGTGAATACGATTGGATTCTGAAACTTTCTGCACAAAATAAAAAAGAACAGATTATGCTCATGCTGCGTGCCGGACTTGTATATAACGAATGTAAGAAGACCTATGTGTCGCACCTGCAGGAGTATCGGGAACTGGTCGAACGGCAACGTACTGAGCGGACATTACAGAATCAGGTAGATAAAGCTGCCAGGGCTGTCGAACTGGCCCGTCGTAATATGAAACGTTGGGAAGAGCGATGGATTAAGACTCGCCGCCGTGTGTCGTTCTTTTTCATTTCTTCTTCTTATGTCAATGCGGATATATTGGGCTTGGACTGGTTTTCTGATGAATTGGCTGAAGGACTGGAGGGTTTGTCTTGTAATATCCTTTCCATTATCCCGAAGATAGAAGCCAGCATGTTGTTCTACCCGAATCTGTCCATCCGGCATTTCTATGCGGACGGGTACCTGAATAAGATTATAGACCAGAAGCCGCTGGGTTGGCAGGAAGACTGTACGGTATTGCGTTACCATAATAACAATATGCCTCTCGAGGCAGGGATGGATGCAGGTAATATGTTGTCTCTGGTGGTAGGGCAGCAGCTGGGGCGTGAGTACCGCGTGCTGAAGGAGTTCTTCACGCTTCCTCCGGATACCGTGCGTGAGCTGGGGGCACAGTTCGTCCGGTATTTTGCACCACGGCGCACCAAGGTGCTGAAGCTGTACTACGACCGTGCGATGAACAACTACAAGGGAGTGAAGGCGGATATGGCCACACAGATAAAGAATGCCATTGAATATGATGCAGAAGGTAGAAGGACCGGATGGCGTGTACAATTAATGTCTGTAGGACAAGGGAATATCGGTTCGAATCTGGAGTACCGGTTTATGTCTGACCTGCTGTCCGGGAACCTGGCTGGTAAGCTCTTCTCTCTGTTGATAGACCAGTATAACTGTCCTAACCTGAAGTCTGAGATGGAAGTAACCAAGACCAGGTTAGTAGATGATGGTGGTAGCCAGATGGTGGTAAAACAAAAGACTGGTGATAAGTTGCCGCGTGAGCGTCTGCCCAAAGAATCTACCAACCTGACGGATGCACTCAAGTACCTGCTCATGCGTAAGGAGTTCTTGCGTATATGGCAATCTAAGGTGACATCGTATGCCCCATAATGTTATAGACCGTTCGCTAAGGATGGTTGGATGCACTGCCGTACTACGGTGGTGCATTTTTTTTTGTGCCGTTTTGCAGGGGGTGGGATTCCGCTTGCGTCACATTTCCCGAGATGAAAATTAGTTGCAATCGCAACCGCGGGGCGGCGCGCGTCGGGCATAAACGTAACAAAAACCAAGGGTTTTTGATTCCTGCCACGGATTGAAACCTCTGTTTCAGTCCGTTAGATTTGCTGGGACAAGTTTTCACGCTAAAAACTCGCCCCGATTATCTGATAATTCGCCCCATTTACATCGGTTCACGCCCGAAAAATCCCCATTCCATCGGCAACCGCAGGCTATTTGATGATGGAATGGGGATTTTTCGGGTTAAGAGGTAGAAAGACACTCGGTAGTCTTTCTGAGGTTGCGAAGGCGTTCACGCAGCGGCCCACCCGCCCCGTTGCTCTCCCTACTGGCGGTATAGCTAAAGCTATGTATTGCTTGACTGCTCTTCTTTGTCTGCTCTTCGCCAATAATTCGGTATCACTTCCGCTACGGTTTATGCCTTTTGTACCTGCAAAGGTAAATGTTCTGCTTCGTATGCCAAGTTCAAGCTCTGTTCCTGAAAAAATCTCCACCCTTTCAGGGTAGTATTCAAGGCTGTGCTTTTCCGGAAAACTTGTCTTTATACGCTTCAGAACACCTTTTGAGCAGGTGTAAAAGGCGAAAACAAACCGCAGCGAAAGCGAACGGAATAAAAAAAAGCTCAGAGCAGGAAGAGCAGAAAGAAAAGGCTCAACACCCGAGCTCGGCACCAGAATAAATTTAAAACCTACCGATATGAAACCATTTACCGAATCCATGCTAAACCAGTGCAGAAAGTACATGTTCAACTTCTTTGACTACCTGCCCACAAAATATCAGGCCAGCGCAAGAGACTGGCAGGTGAGAAAGTTTGTGTGGGCATTCAAAGACGGTAAATGTGCCGTTTCAGCTGCCCAGCTTGTCGCAAAGAAAATCCGTGAGCAGTTTGGGGCGTCAGCGAGTGACATGGTGTTTGTCTGTATCCCAGCCAGCAGCCAGCGGAAAAATGAAATCCGATACAGAGAGTTTTCGGAAGAAGTGGCCAGACTATCGGGAGCAGTAAACGGATACAGCCATATCACGGTAGAGGGTGAACGGCTGGCAATCCACGAGAGCAAATCAGGGAAGCACGTAAACGACGTGCAGGTAATCAACTTCGACAAGGAGTTTTTCAAAGATAAAAAAGTGCTTGTCTTCGATGACGTGATAACCCGTGGTTACTCCTACGCTCGTTTTGCCTGCCACCTTGAAAGTTTTGGCGCATCCGTTATCGGTGGAATGTTTTTAGCGAAAACCTTATTTGTCTAACAATTTAATAAACAACATTATGAAAGATTTATTCGAAATTTGCGGAGAATGCCGCCACTTGAGCGACGCAGAAGTAGTTTATCAGCTCACCAACAACAAGGAAACAAGCAATCAGGTGAACGCCATGTTAGCGAACGGCAGCAATGTGTCAATAGAAGACATTTGCAACCTGCTGACACCGGCACGCAGAGATATGGCACTGGCAGTCATTGAACTATACAAAAGAATCAAAGAACGGAAGAACAACTACAAGCGTATAACTTCCAGCGCCGACGTTTACGAAGTGATGCTTCCCTACATGGCAGACCTGAAAGTAGAGGAATGTTGGGTTATCTTCCTGAATCAGGCAGCCCGAATCATCCGCAAACAGCGTATCTCAGTCGGAGGGCTGGCGTCTACTCAGGTAGATGTAAGAGTGATTCTACATGAGGCACTTTCTTGTAATGCCACCACCATGATACTCTGCCACAATCACCCGTCAGGTAATTTCCGCCCCAGTCAGGACGACGACCGCCTGACACATGCCTTACTGGAAGCGGGACGAATTATGAATATCAGGCTTCTTGACCACGTGATAGTAACGGATGGAAGTTATTACAGCTACGGGGACGAAGGCAGGCTGTAGGGGCTGCAAATGGCCGTAGCAGCGTTTAGGGAGGTGGGCAGCGTCGCGGCCGCCCGCCGCCCGATTTGCTTTCGCACTATGTTTGTCGGCAAATCGGGCGGCGGGGAATAAGGTATTTCGTTTTTTTACGCCTGAAAACGGCGATTTTTATACGCAAAAGCGAATCGTTTATCTTTATAGTTCTTGTTAAATGATATTAATATGAGTATCATTTATGGTTGCTTTCTTTGTAAATGGTACTCAAATGAGTATCTTTGTAGTGTTAATCAAGCGAACATTGAAATGAAGTACAACGAATTGGAACGGCTGATTAAAAAAGCCGGGTGCTTTGACACTGGAGAACAACAGAACGGACACCCAGTCTGGGAAAGTCCGAAAACCGGGAAACGATTTTGTATGAGTAATCATGGAAAACAGGAAGTCGCAACCGGAACATTAAACGCAATTAAAAAAGCGGCAGGACTGAAATAAGTCCTGCCATAAAGATAATAGATTATGAAAAAAGTGTTTGCTATTATTGAAATGGCTTCTGACGGTAACTACAGCATCTATATGGATGCAGATGATATGGACTATTTGGTTACTGCTACAGGCGCAACGTCTAAAGAAGCTATTGAGGATTTCAAAAAAGCGTATGAGGATATTAAATCATCATACGAACGTGATGGAAAGCATTTTGAAGAAGTTGAGTTTGAATTTAAGTATGACATGGCTTCTTTCCTCTCTTATTACACACAGGCTTTTTCTCTTGCTGGATTATCTCGGATTACAGGAATCAACAAGAGTCAGTTAAGCCATTATGCGACAGGACATCGCAAGCCATCGCGTACTACTATTGATAAAATACAAAAATCTGTACATGAGTTTGCGAATGAATTAAGTCAAGTACATTTCGCTTGATTAACACTTACCGAAATATCTTGACTAATGGGCGGAACTTTTCAACAAGTTCCGCTTTTTTTATTTAAAAGTTATTATCTTTGTAATGCCCGAACATTTAACCATATATGGTTGTTATAACCATAAAATATGAACTCCTTATCAAGATAAATCCGTAGTCAACCGGATTAAGGTGCAGGTTACACCTTTGGGCTATCTTGGTGAGGAGTTCGCCATTTGTTACTATGAATCCAGATTATGATGGTATCCCAGACTTACCGAATCCGGAGCCTATTCATCCGGAAACAGGTACGACTTCAATTGGTCATGATGGTCTCAGCGAATAGTTGAAATCAGAAATATAACAGAGGAAGCAATAATACCTGCTATAATTAAAGCAAAGGAAAAAGAAAATAGTATAGCTCTTCTTCTGTTATATTTTTCTTGTTCTTTTATAGCATTTTCTAATACCGATAATTCTTTAGCTAAAATGGCTTTATATTGAATATCATCTTTGACTCCTTTTAAGTTGGGGGCCATTTGATTGGGTCTGAATTCGCTTGGCTTTCTTCCTAAAGGTATGTATAAGCGTGGATATACTACTACCATCATGCAGATGGCAGCTAAAAAGGTTCCTATAGTAAGCGCAAGTAAAGATTGTATTATGGGATTCTCTATATTCCAGTGGATATATATGTAACTGATTAAAGCTGTCACTATTCCTAAGTCGATAGATAATAACTTGTATCCTCTTTCTGTCGTATTTTTTTCTTGATCGCGGTGGTCGCTTAATCTTTTTTGAGCTGATTCATGATAAAATTTAAGAATGTCCAAAGACAATATATTAATAGTCTCTTTCTCTAATGTAAATTCATTCATTTTGTGATTGTATTGGTTTTCACAAAGATATGAATTTCATTATCAATCACAAAACAGGATACGCTAAAGGTTTATTCACAAATAAATATTTTCGTCACGAAAGTTTTTTACCTTTGCCAAGGAAAACAAAGTATTTATTTCTATGAAAAGATTTTTATTTTTACTTCTGGCATTGGTTGGCCTGAACGTGATGGCGCAGGATAAGCCGATTCAATGCGACAGTGTGATTCAGGCTGAAGGGAAAAATGTATCAGTCTTGTATCCGCAGATTAGAGCATGGGCGGCGATGACATTCAACTCCGCTCAGGATGTGATTCAGATGGAGGATGCTAATAACGGTATCCTGATTTGCAAGGGAGCTTTCAGTTATCGGGCACCAGGTGGAATGACTTACCGTTGCATAGACGGTGCGGTCAATTATTCTTTGAAGATTCAAATCAGAGACGGACGGTATAAAGTAACCATGTCCGGATTCACGCATGAATCGTTTGACCCTTCATGGAAGTCGACTTGGAGTTTTGGCCTGATTACTGACCGGGAAAAATTCAAGCCATCCGGCATGCAGGATAAAAGATGGCTGAAAACCTGGCCGGATTTACAGCAGAAGTGTGTCGCTTACTTTAATGAGATTGTAAGTTCTTTGTCAATGGCTACTTCTGAAAATAATGCTATCATTGATTCAGAAGACGATTGGTAATTATGAAAACGCATTGGATAATGAAAAATCCAGTGCGTTTTTTCTGTTTCTTTTTGTGCACTTCAAATTTTTACCTATATTTGTAGTGCCAAATAAACAACGTTACTGTTCCGTTGAGCATCGGTTATTGCTCATGATATTGATGGGCTTTTTTTATGCCCATAAGACATATTAAGATATGTGTAGAGTCATTTTTTATTGACTAACGGCTATACGGCTGTCTATCCCACACTTTTTTGCTCACGGGCGAAATCGTTGTTTGTTTGGCGACACGGGAGATGACAGCCGTTTTTCTGTCTATAATGCCAAACAAACAACGATTATGAAAAATCAATTTGCCCGCCCTGTATCTCAGGCGGAATCTGGTTCTACATGGTTAGAACGTGAAAACCATTTTATGTCTTCCCTTATGGAAGAGTCCATCACAAACGCGCAAATGCTGATGATCATCCAAGCGCTTTTGTCATTTTCAGTTCTTGCTTGTTCTGTTTTCCTTACTCCGTTGGCCGCACTAGTCTGCCTGGTATGGTTCATTCATTCTTTACGTCTTTGCAAGAAAGGAGGTTTGAAATGAAATGGTTCGTTAATTATACGTTTTCTTATGCTCCGATTAATGCGAAGGCTAAAGAGTTAGGTCAATGGGTAGAGTCTTTTAATTATACATTATTCCCTGATGACCTGTCAAAGGATGCTTTTATCGAAGAAGCACGATTGATTCTGGACACACTGAATGACAAATATCCTAAAACCAAACCGTTTGTTTTCGATTATGATGATACTATTGCAAAAGGTCCCGTTCGTTTATCTTTTTCTGTAAAAGATGATGTGAAGACTGTTTCCTATATTGACTTGGTGAAGGTTCAGAAAGAATTCCGCTTTAGTGAGAAAACAAATGTATTACCAGGAAAGAAAGGAGGTTTACGATGAAACCTTGTATTGTGCCGGATGCAGCAGTAGATGTGATTCAGAACTGGACAGAACAGGATGGAGCCGCTTGTGCTGTCAGAGAACTTGATAAGGTAATAGATTATTTCATGAAGTCACTCAATGCGGATGCAGAAGAAATACTGACTCACTTACGTACGGTTTATTTCGTCCGGAATGAGATTGCAGCTTTTATCCCTGAAGATAAAGAGAAAGGGGGTGAGTCATGAGAGTGGTATATCGTATAGATGCGGATAGTAACCTGAATTATGTGTTGGCGCTTGTGCATGAGATTCGCGCTGAAATGGGCCTTGTTCCGGAGCAGATACAAACGAATGACGGCCGTTCAATAACCTTTGACCTTCAGGACTGGAAACGTTTGAATCGTGGAGATATAACAGAAGATGAATATATTACAAGACACGTTGTCACTCAATAAATTGTTGTATCTTTGCATTGGCTTAGAATTCGAACATTTTTTGCAGTTTTTTTTTAGCCTCGCTTCGGCGGGGCTTTTTTTGTGTCCTTTTCTCTGTTGTTGTCTGAAGCTAATTTTGTACCAAAACAGATAGTAACTATGAATAGTTCAGACGATATTAAATTACTCTTTATCCAGGAAGAACTTTCCAAATTTGGAGAGGAACTGTGCGATGCACTGTCTGATGCCATCTATAAACAAAAGCTGATAGACTCCGGTTCTCTCCTTGATTCGCTGAATTATTCTTCATTCATGGAAGGAAAGAACCCGGGGCAGCGTGTATCCTTCTTCTCTTACGGTCGTTGTGTCGATATGTCCGGATACAAGAAGAATAAGACCAAAGTAAATACCAATCGTGAAGTGTGGGGAATCCGTGAGAATTCCAAGAAAAAGAACCGTTGGTATGCCCGTAACATGTATGGGGGCCTGAATCGGCTGATAGGGCGTGTCATGTACGGACTATCTGAAGAAGAGATTGCAAGACTTAAAGGAATATTGGAAAATCGTATAAAAAATGAATAAGAAAATCGGTAATATCAATTTTGTGGAGACAGCGGTCGGCACCTATGCCATCCGCATGGATTCATTTCGTGATTCTCTGACACACCTGTTCGGATCAGCTGTGTCAGACTGGGAGTGTAGCCCTACGACAGTGGCCGGTGTCCGTATCGTGCCCTGGGGGGCAGATAACGACTTGCCTTCATCTGTCCGTAACCTGCTCGAGAAAAACAACCTGGCACCAGGTATTCTTTCTCGAAAAGTTGGTTTGTTATACGGTCAGGGGCCGATGTTGTATCGTGTGGGTATCGAGAATAACGAACGCGTCCAGATGTGGACTACCGACCCGGAAGTGCAGTCATGGCTCGAGAGCTGGGATTATCGCCGTTTCATCCGTGAATCATTTACCGAATACAACCACCTGAATGGGGTATTCGTCAAGTATGTGTCCGCACGATCCGTCCGTGTAGGACGTCCGTGGATACACAGCCTTGAATGTTTGCCGTCTAAAGACTGCCGTCTGTGCTGGCCGGAGAATGATGAGAGATACCTGAATTCTGTCACACATATCCTGAACGGGGATTTCGATTTTTACGGAAGTCAGAAATATGTCAAATATCCGGTATTTGACCGCCAACGGCCAGCAAAGCACGAAGTGGCCGTGAAATACCATTGTTTGCGTAGCTTTGGCCGGAATATGTACGCGATATCCTCCTTCTTCGGCTCAATGCCCTGGATGCATGATGCCAATTCGCTTCCGGAGATAATTGAGTACCTGAATAAAAATATGATTGCGGCAGCATACGTAGTGCATGTTCCAGAAGAATATTGGAATAAGAAGGCTGAAAAATACCAGCAGGCGCATCCGGAGGTGACGGAAAAGGAAGTGTACCTGCACATGGAATCACTTAAAGACCAGTTGTCGCGTGAGCTGGCCGATGTGATGGCCGGGAAAAACAATGTCGGTAAATTCTTCATGACGACTGATTACGTAGACCCTTCAGACGGCAAGACTCATCAGTTCCAGATAGAACCCATTGAGATGAATATCGACAAGTACATTGAGGCACTGACCAAAATTTCCCGTATTGCCGACTCGAGTACGACCAGTGGGCTGGGGTTGAACCCTTCGCTGGCCAACATCATCATCGACGGGAAGGGTGATTCCGGTTCCCAGATGCTATATGCCCTCAAACTATTCTACGGTGCGGATACGCAGATACCTGAAGACGTATGCCTGGAAGCGATTAATGATGCCATTCATATCAATTTCCCGGATAAAAAGGATTTGTTTTTAGGGATATACCGAAAAGTGATTAACAAAGAAGATAATGTAACGGCCTCCAGTCGGGCCACAAACCAGGTATGACGATGAAACAGGATATAGAATTCCCTGAATGCTGGGAAGAGGTACAGCCAGCTGAATTCGCTTACCTCCTGAAGCTGCGTATGCTTCTGATATTGACACCTAAGGCGATTTCCCTGACTGATGTCAAACGCTTGTGGTGTCGTTACGTCCTTCGCCATCGTGGCCTGAAATCGAAACGGAAGGATTATTATTTGTTGGTGAACAGGCTGGCCAAGACATTGGACTGGCAGTGGAGGGTAGACGAAGAGACCAATACCATTGCCCTTACTTATGATTCAACGGTTAATCTGATTCCTTCCTGGTCCGGGTTCTGGGGCCCTGCATCGCATGGGGCAGATTTGACTTTCGGTGAATTCCGATTTGCCGTAATCATGATGAACGAATACACTCGCACACATGATGTGGCTTATCTTAATTCATTGTGTGCGATTTTATATCGGCGCAAAAAAGACGGTAAACGTGTACCGTTTTCTTCGTCGAAATTGGGCAAGGCTGCAAAGGATATTGTGAATATGCCGGACTACTTAAAATGGGGTGTGTATTGCTGGATGGCCAGCTTTTGCGAATTTCTGTTCAATGGTACGTTTATCCTGGATGGCTGTGAAGTCTGTTTTGCCTCCATCTTCACTTCATCTGGGAAGGATAACACGCCGGAACAGTCGCTTGGTATGAACTCGATACTATTCTCTGTAGCGGAATCGGGTGTATTCGGCGGTATTGAAGAGGTCGACAATACCCAGTTATTGAGGGTATTGCTCAAGTTATTGGATGACAAACAAAAAGCAGATGCTATTCTAAAATCAGCTAAAAACCATGATATTCAATCTTAATAAACAGGGCGCAGCTGAATTGCGCCGGATGACCGGCAACTATTATGTCGGTAACGATTTTTCGGCCATAGAAATGGACATCGAGGATGCTACAGATGAATTAATCCAGGTGATTGGCCGGGCTGTATACGACAAGGCCGAAAATGCTTATCTGAAGGGTGAAGGTAACGATCAGGTACGCTTGGTTCAGCTGGTGCAGCGGCCTATTGCATTATTGGCCACACTGCATTACTTCCAGCGTAACGATGTCAGTCATGAAGACAGTGGCCGCAAGGTGAAGCTGTCTTCCGACGGTACCGACAAAATCCCCTGGGAGTGGCAGCTGGACCGTGATGACAGTATCCACCTGCAGGCGTATTACAGTGCGGTGGAGCGATTGATTCGCTGGCTGAATGAATCAAAGGATGCAGATTGGCAGAAGTCTGATGCATATCGTAATGCGGCTGGCCTGCTGATTCGTTCCGGACGTGAGTTTGATTCCTATTTTCCTATTTCACAGTCCGAACGGATGTATATTCTTTTGCTTCCCTTCCTTCGTGAGGTACAGATTGCCACCGTGGCGCCTTCCTATGGTGAAGGGTTTGAAACGCTTTTGGAATCAGCCCCATCTGATGTAAGGTATGCGGCATCTAAGGCACTGGCCTTGCTTACCATGTCGGTGGCATTGCGGAGAATGCCCCTTCAGCTTATCCCTTATTCGGTTGTGCAGGGATTCAATGCGGCAAACGGGATGGCCGATTCACAGCCTGCATCGCTGGCCGATACCCAGCGGATGGCCGCCATGCTCGAGGCGGATGCGGCCGACTGGCTGGAGCGCATGAGACAGTTACGTGATGGTACTTCAGGTGAAGACATTCCCCTGCTACCATCTAATTCTAAAACTAATAAGTATTTCAGAGTATGAATGTGATTCAAAGACCGGGCGCTGTCGAGCTGGCTGCCGACATGCCCGATTACATCATTGATACGGATTCTACTATCACATTTTCGGTGCAATTCAACGGGCAGACGATACTGTCTGAAGAGTATGTGCCGGACGCAGCATACCAGGTACGTGTGCGTAAGCTGGGCCGTTTCTGTGCAAAAGCTTTGTGGGGTTTGTGGCCGACAGGTAGAACTCTTTTTCAACAGAAACTATCAGGAACTTTCAGTTTCCTGATTAATGGAGTTAAAGACGCTGATTCCTATGTGCTGTTTTCTCGTTTTGCTTCGAAAAAAACGGCAGATTCTCCGGGCGTTCTTTCTACAATTCAGGATAAAATATCACGCCCTGGTAGTTATGAATATGTAAGTTTCTTCCTTTCATCTGGTCAGAAAATTGACGTAACTATTTCAGATGTGAATGGGGAAGTGAGTTCTGGTACACTTTACACACACGCTGGTGAAAGGGGTATATGCACGCTTGATGCTTCATATTCACGTATTCAGGAACTATTCCCAGGTAAGGAATTTTATTCATATTCGGTTGGCAATATGACATTCCACGTAGACCGTACATCTTACACCGAGAAGTTCGTTTTCCGTTTCCTGAATATGTTTGATGTGCCGGAGACGGTATGTGCGGTTGGCTCCATGGTGTTGAAGGGTTCAGATGACAGTGAAACGGGCTACATGTGGGGTATCGAGCGTAAGTTTGTGGTAAACCCATCAGATGAATATACGGTAAATTCTGGTGCAATATTACTTCAGGCGGATTACAAGTTATGGCATGATTTCGTTGGTGCGCAACAGGTGCAGATTTTGGTGGATGGCACCTGGTATGATATTGTGATTACGGCTAATAATTTCGAACGTGATTTCCGGAAAAATGTGCTGAAGACGGTGGAGTTCTCTTTCCGCTTCGCTGATCCGGACAACAACAGAGTATTATGATAGATATTAAGGCTTTTCGTGAATATATCAGCGAGCTGGTATATGAAACCAATCAGGAGTTGGAAAATAAGATAGAACACATCGTACTTTCGGTGAACGAGTCGCACATGACCAAAAAGTTGCAAAATAAATCCGGTGTATGTTTGTGTGTAAGTTATCCGGATGCGCAGGCGGTCGGTGAATCCGATAATGCGAAAGATTCCCAGCAGGCTTTCATCTTCGTATGCCAGCGTGTTTCCCCTGGACAGTTGGATGAGGAAGGTGAGTTGGCACTTTATAGTGAACTTCAGCATATCATGCTTGTTTTTCGTGATTTCTTGCGCGGAGCGGAGAGTGATTGTGTTGATATTATTCCTGAAGAATCATATAAGATTGAATGGGAGTATCAGATATTCGGAGGGTTGAACGGGCTTTCCATGGGACTTAAATTCACAAACTATGACTAATTTATACATAGATGGTATTGCGGTTGTGCTGCCTTCAGAGTTTTCCATTACAGTAAAGCAGGAAAATGCGTTCTTCACCAAAAACGGCGAATATACGTATGACATTGAACTGTCTCTTCTTGTTCCGGAGAATGCAAAGCTGTACGGTTTTTTGAACCGACTTAACATTACCGACCGTCCGGCACATAAAAGAAAGGCCGTACTGGTGGCCGACAACAGGGTGTATCTGAACGGTACGGAGATTATCACCGGATGGACAGATGCCAAAGTCAGCATTCAGTTGGTGTCTGGTAATTCCGAGTTAAATTATTTTGTTGGTTCCGATGAACTGATTTCTACGTTGGAGATGAAAGAGACAAACCCGGTGGTGAACGGTTCTGTCTCTACTGATTATGTCAAAAAAACATACCCTGATGTAGATTATAACCTGATGATGACATACGACAGCCTGCATCAGGTGGATAAAAATATATGGCTGTACAGACTCTACAATAACGATATTAATAATCCTTATGCCGGATACATCGTGCAAAAGGAGAACATTCAGCCTTATGATTATATCCCGCAGCCTTATCTGTGCGCATACATGCGTGAACTGCTGAAGGCTTTGGGATATACACTTGAATATAATGCCATAGAGGATACTCCATATAAGAGTGTTTATATTGTACATGTATGCGAAACATACAAATGGAATGAAATGTTACCTGGGTGGACGGCTAAGGATTTCCTGCAGAATATAGAAACCATGTTTAACGGCTCTTTTTTGATAGACCATCGTACCAAAAAAGTCTCATTTCTTCTTAACGTATCTTATCTTCCTAAGGTTCGTAATGTGCACTTGCAGAATGTAGTTGATGCTTACACGGTCGAGGTAGAAGAAGAGGAAGAGTCGGATGCGGTTAATTCTACGATAAAATATAAGTTACCATCTTCCGAGTATTATAAAATGCGATGCCTTCCGGATGTGGTGAAAGAAGCAGCTAAGCATAAAGTAATAGATGAAGGCTTGTTCGCATTTTTTGGGAAACCGGAAAATCAGGTGACGGACACGATTTTTGATTACCAGTCAGTGAATCGGAAGATTATCTATTTAGAGGGTAGTGGTATCATGTCTAACCTGGAAATGGTGGATGAACTTGCATCATTGGTGCGCGAAAATGCGGAGTCTGAATTGGAGTTGGAATTTGTTCCTGCTGAATTGACTGAACGGGCATTTTACATGGAAGGTATTGAACCGAGTGAATTTTATTTTGGTCAATATTACATTCCTAGCGTATCAGTATCAGATGATGAACCGGATGAAACCACTTACGATTCGATTCACAACATGGTGAATAATCTTTCCGAAAAAAAAGAAAGCAAGTCTAATATTTTCCTGGCCTTTTTTAGAGGACTTAATCCTGTTCAAATAGGTGTGATGCCTGCTAACTCATATCCGTTGGCATTTATTGACCGATTTTTCCCTACAACAAGCTGGCCGGCTACGCTCCCCTCTGATTATCCGACATTCAACCTTGTTGAAATGGAGAAGTATTTCTACAGCAATGCGTATAAGATAGACCGGAAAAACGCGATAAAGATAACTTGCTATGATAGCAATTTATATCCGGCCAGTTCTGTATTCGAGATATTCAACCGACGTTATTTGGCAAAGGAAATAGAATACACCATAGGGCCGAACGGTCGAACTCAAGCCTGGACTGGAACGTTTTATCCTGCTTCAATTTCTGATACAGAAGTCCAGCAAAGATGGATTCTGTCAGATGGGAAATGGCGTGACGGCGGCGTTTGGCTGGATAATGGCCGATGGCTGGATAGTTGAGTTGATGATTAACACAAACACAATAACACGATATGAGCTTGAAAATTGATAGGGTGCAGCTGGAGATTGTGATACAGCAAGACCAGGCACGGCAGAAAATGATTGAACTGGAGGAGAGAATGCGGTCGGCCAACCGTGAACTCCAGAAGACAAAAAAACAATTCGGTGAAACATCTGAGGAATATAAAAAACAGACTGAAGTAATCAAGCAGCTGCAGCAGGAGTATGATAACCTCTATGAGGAGATAGGATTGACTAACTTGTCGTTGCGTGATTTGGGCAAAAGACAGAAGGATTTAAACGCAATTCTTCGTCAGCTGAATCCCAATACGGAACTGTACAAACAGTATTCTGAGCAGCTGAAGGAAGTCAATAACCGGATAAAAGAACTTCGTGGTACAGCAAATGAGACTCGTTTCAGCCTGTCTAAACTGACCGATGGTTTCAATAAATACGGAGCCATAGCGGCCAGCGCGATTGCCGGATTAACCGGTATCACGCTGACCATGCGCAGCTGTGTGAATGAATACGCCGAAATGGAGGAAGCACAGTCGCAGGTTATTAAATATACCGGGCTGACTAAAGATGAAGTGAAAGAGCTGAACGAGGAGTTCAAGCAGATGGATACCCGTACGGCCCGTACACGGCTGAACGAGCTGGCAGGGGATGCCGGGAAACTGGGTATCTCTACCAAGGAAGGAGTAAAGGAATTCGTCGAAGCGGCCGACATGATTAATGTTGCCTTGGGTGAGGACTTGGGTAAAGAGGCCATTACCCAAATTGGTAAGCTGGCCGATATGTTCGGAACCGGCGACCGCTCGCTGAAAGAGAATATGCTGGCTGTCGGATCTGCAGTCAATTCTGTAGCACAGAATTCTTCTGCAGCAGAACCGTACCTGGTTGAATTTACCGCCCGTATGGGTGGTGTCGGTAAACAGGCTAACATGGCAATTACCGACATCATGGGATTTGCTTCGGCTCTTGACCAGAATATGCTTCGCTCGGAAATGGCTTCTACGGCACTTTCCGGATTGATTCTTAAACTGTATCAGGAACCGTCCAAATACGCCCAGTTGGCCGGACTGCAGGTGGAAGAGTTTACCAAGCTGATGAGTGAGGACGTGAATGAAGCGGTACTTACCTTCCTGGAAGCACTGAACCGTATGGGCGGTATGGATAAGATGGCCCCGGTTCTTGACAAGATGAGCCTTTCCGGAGCGGAAGCCGCCAGCGTGATTTCAGCCCTTGCCGGAAATGTGGAAAAGGTACGTAAGGAACAGCTGGGAGCCAACCAGGCATTCGTGGAAGGAACTTCTGTCGTGAACGAGTTCCGCGTACAGAACTCCACCGTGCAGGCAGAATTAGACAAAGCAAAAAAACGCTTTGCCGACATTCGCGTAGAGTTGGGTGAGCAGCTGCTCCCCGTCATGAAGTACATGGTATCAACGGGTTCCCTTACAGTGAAAGGGTTGAGTGCGGTCGTTTCTGTTCTGATGGAAAACAAACGTGTAATAGTGACTGTTACTTCCGCCATCGCGGCCTATGTACTGGTAGTGAATGGTGCGACATTAGCCAAAAAAGCATACACCGTGGCCACAAAAGCGGCTACCACGGCAACCAATCTTTTCAGCAAGGCCACAAAAGCAAGCCCTTGGGGGCTTGTCATCTCTGGTGTCACAGCTGCAATTACATATTTTTCCATGTTCCGTGATGAGACGGACAAAAATACGGAGTCGCAAAAAAAATTGAACGATGCTTTACAGCAGAATGCAGATGATATGAATTCTTTGCGCTCGGTTCAGGATAGAGCTAAAAATATGGATACGCTTAATAAGCGTCAGCTTAGTCAGTTGAGGGAAGATGCTCAATCTGAAGTGCAGATTATTGAAGATAAGTTGTCCGCAGAAACAATAGCATATCGTAAATATTATGATGAGCAGAAAAAGATTATCGAATCGAGAACTGACATAAACCAGGCTCAAAAGGCAGCACTTATACGCGCTTTAGATAATGATACAGATGAAAAAGCCGCCGAACTGGCTAAATTACTTGACCAGAAAAATCAGCTGATAGCAATTATTAATAAAATACCTAAAGGTAAGGACATCTTTACAGAACCGATATTAAATGATACGGACGATAAGGTAGGCAAGGCTAAAAAAGAATATGAGCAACAGCTGAAAGACCTTCGCAGTCAGCACGCTCTGGGATTGGTTGAAGAAGAAGACTACCAGAAGAAGTTGTATGACCTGGAGATTAAATACCTTAGCAAGAAGCGTGAATTATATGCTGAAGCTAAGATGGACGCTTCTTTGATTGACCAGCAGATTCTATCTGCTATGACTTTTGAGGCGAACAGACTGTATGCGAATAAACTGGCTAACCAGCAGCCAGTGAAGCCTCAGGAGCGTCAGATGGAAATCATTGAGGAGGAAGACCCGGTTGAAGATACCTACGCTCTTGACAAATATAAACAGAGCCTTGATGGCCAGCTGGCTCTTCTTGAAGCATTCCATGATGCAGGTATTATCTCCGAGATGGAATACCAGGATAGGTTATCTGAGATAAACAAACAGAAGGAAGAAGAACGCGCTCAGGTTCGTAAGGCTGCACTGGACACATTCAACCAGTTGGCTGGTTCCATGTCCCAGCTGATGAACGCCATGCAGGATAGCGAGATTTCTAAGATTGAAAAACGTTATGACGCGCAGATTAAGGCAGCCCAGAAAGAAGGTAAGGATACGACCGAGCTGGAGGAACAGAAAGAAGAGGCGATTTTAGCTGTAAAACGAAAATATGCCGATAAACAGTTTGCCCTTCAGGTATTGCAAGTCACAGCAAGTACGGCTGTGTCTGCAATGGAAGCCTATAAAGCGATGGCGGGTATTCCTGTAGTTGGACCTGCTTTAGGAGCAGCTGCAGCAGCTGCAGCAGTAATAGCTGGTATGGCTCAGATTGCCGTGGCCAAGCAGCAGGCTGATGAAGCTAAAGGACTTTACACCGGTGGTTATTCGGATGACTACGTTCAGGGTTATACGGCTAAAGGCGATTCGCATGATGTGGCCGGAGTTATCCCGGTCCACAAGAATGAATTCGTGACCAATCATGAAGGCGTGGCCAACCCGCACGTAAAACAGTTCCTGGATGTGTTTGACATAGCGCAGAAAAATGGAACAATCGGTATGCTGAATACGACACAGATACTCCAGCAGGTTCGTGTCCGGAGCGGGCGTTATTCGGGCGGATATACAGATGATACAACTAACCCTATTCCGGTGGATAATGGGGGATTTTCTTCTTCTGAGATTCTGGCATGGATTAAGATTATCGCGAAAGAACTTCAGAAATCCAACATACATCTGTCTGCCATCGCTGCAAAAGACCTGACGGTTAACGTCCGTTCCGTTAGGGATGGAATTAAAAGGCTGGAGATGCTCGAGAAAAATGCCAGCCGTTGATGTCCTTTTTTATCGGGCGGTTATAGGGTAATTTTGCAATAACACAAACACAGATATATATGCAAAATAAAAAGATGACAATACAGCTTGCCATGGCCGCGTTCCTTACGGTTAGCGGCATGGTAATGCTGATAATGGGTTTATGGACACCTCCGGTCGGTGAGATACACAGTTCTGTATTAATAGCCTATGGGGAGGTGAGTACATTCGCCGGCAGCTTGTTCGGCATTGATTACACTTATCGGTATAAACTTAAAAAGAATATTAACGATGGACAAAACAACCCTTAAAAAGATTATGCCATTTGCGACAGATGCCAATATTGACAAGTTCTTGCCGCATCTGAACGATACGATGGCCACATTTGAAATTGATACCCCAATGCGTCAAGCGCATTTCCTTGCCCAAATCGCGCATGAAAGTGGTTCACTTCGTTATGTCCGTGAAATTGCTTCCGGAGAAGCATACGAAGGCCGAAAAGACTTGGGTAACGTGATGCCTGGTGATGGCCCTCGTTTCAAAGGGCGTGGCCTTATTCAGCTTACTGGCCGGACAAATTATAAGCTGTTCGACGAATATACCAACCGTGAATATGATTTGTTGCACCACCCTGAACGGGTAGAGCAGCCAGGCCTTGCTTCGCTAGTGGCCGGATGGTTCTGGCACCGAAATAAGCTGAATGAACTGGCCGACCGTGACCAGCTGATGAAAATCACGAAAAAAATTAACGGTGGATACAATGGCTTGGAAGACCGTGGTGAACATTTAACTCGAGCTAAGGCGGCACTTATTACATCATGAAAAAGATTGACTCAAGTAATATCTTATTTGTCATTTGCACTGGTTTTGTTTTGTTGGTTATGTTAGGGTTGATACTCCAGTCGTGCCGGACGGCACGGCTGGATGAATCAATTCAGAATGTAACTGACATTAAGACTGAGAATAAGACTTTCGCTTTAGATGATCATGTGTCGTTATTTGGGTTGTCACAAACATGGCGTGATAATTACCGTATCGTGATACGAGATTATCAGGTAGTGAATGACTCTTCTGGTCACCCTTCACCTGTACTAAATAAAGAAACAGAATTGGTTCACGATAAGTCTTACAATCGCGATAGTACATCGCAGACTCGAGCTCAAAATCTTTCAGTTGATAGTACTTCAACAGAATCTTCCTCAGAACATAAGAATACTAAATCTGTTGATAAACAGCCTTATGTTAGTCCCTTGTTTTGCTGGCTATTTATTCCTCTTGTTTTACTCATAATTTTCTTTTATAAATCCAAATTCAAATAGTTCTTTTTGGCTGCTTGCCTGTGAAGGCCGGCAGTTTTTTTATGTCCTTTTTTCCGGGAGGTATATAGAGTACTTTTGCTTCATGAAAATATATGAAGCAATTAAGGAGATGCACGAACTGACTAGGGCTGGGAAAAGTTTTTCCTTCAGCTTTATGTCTTATTCATACGACAGGGATAAATCACATGGACCTGTCACGGTTCTTCACGCTCAGCTCCTTCCTGGTAATCGGACTGACCATAATCGCTATTCTGATTATATGCTTCGGTACCGCGATTTGGATACGTATGAAGAAAAAAGCTGCTGGCAGCCACTTCTTATGGAGTTTAACGGACAAAAATTAGAATTCTCATGACATACAAATACACGACACAGACACAATATTTTATTCCAGAGTTCGAAGTTGATTTTGAAAATATCATTCCATGGAATGGCCAGAATGATACCGGGCGTGATGTGCGTTTAAAGTGGGAGCGTAACTTTGGTCACATTGCTAATAATTTTAAAACGCTGGAAGAAGAACTGAGAAAGTTGTTGCGTAAGGACCGCAATGACAAGACGGAATATCTTCTTGAGATACTTGGAGGTGTCATTGCTCCATTTATTGAATCTTTTGATTTCGTTACAGGACCAATGGGGGCAGGATTCACCCTCAAGAGAAATAAAGACGGTTCTTCATACTGTGAAGTTGATAAACTGCAAGTAAGAAGAAAAGCCGTATTCCAGATGCTGTCAATTATGGAAACGGAATTATCTGGTGCTTCTTTTATGTTCAACGCCAGCGGGGCAAGGGCTACGATAACAAAGGTAGAGCGTATTGATGCGGTTCCGTTCTATTATGCGGATGGTAGCGCGAAATACTATTCAGATGGCAGCAGAGCATACGTTCAGCCATCATCCCAAGGAGCTGTATATAGGTGCTATTTTCTTACTGATGACGGAGAAACAGCAATCGAGAATCGTTTTAAACCAGGAAATTTAGTACGCTCTCAGACATTCAATATTAAGGAAGGAACGTATGAAGGCGTATCTAATCACTATTGGTGGAGATTGGTTACAGCTGTTGGTGAAAACTGGATAGATGTATCAGTGAATCATTGTGACGAAGGCAGCGATGCCCCGGCTGTTGGTGATGCCGTTGTTCAATTAGGTGACATAGCAGACCCAGACTATCAGAGCGCAATCGTGCTGTCTGCATACGGTGATGGTGCACCATATATAAATATGTATCAAGGTATAGACGGGTATTCTTTGTCTAATAAGGATTCTTTTTCAGTTGGATATGACCGTGTAAAGAAAGAATGTTATGTAAAGATTCATGGACGAATTTACATCGGTGATAGAGAGGGAGGCGATTATATTTCTTACTCTAAGTCTGAAGGATTAAAAGGTAAATTTCGTGAGTTGTACTTGTCTGCAGGTGATTCTGTAATAAACATAGGAGATAAAATAACTTTTGCTGTTACCGAGGAAGAAATGAAGGCTGCAATTACACAGTCTGCAGACAGTATCGCAATCTCTGTTAAAAATGACTTCCAAAAAGCGGGATTGAAGGTCACATCATCTGAAGTGTTGATTAATGCAGATAAATTCAAAATTACAGATGGGAATGGGGCTAATGCTGGACTGGTGTTTGAGTGGAAAAATGGTAAGCCTATGTTAAGAACATCCTGTGTGGATGTCGATAGTCTTAAGGTTAAACACCTGGACGGAGCTGATGGAACATTTTCCGGAACAATATCTGCAAATGGTGCTAAGATTGGAGGGTTCACTATAGACAACGGTTCCTTGAATTGGAAGGGAAGGGATTTTTTCGGCAATGATAGCAGGAGTATACGGCTTGGTGTTCCTACGGATGATAACAGTGGTATGATTGACATAAATTTCAATGGTGCGACTGACGGGAAATTTGGGGTTAAAATAATTGGAAGCAATGACGGTGGAGCATGTATCTATGCTTCAAGGAACGGTACTAGCAAGCCACATAGTTCTAATACTTATGCCGGATATTTTGACGGAGGAGTACATGTGAACGGAAATCTTTATACCAATACGATATTGTCTAATGAGTTTGGTACCGGATGGTCATTGCAAGCCGATGGCTCATATACATACAAAAAAGGAGTAACGAGAACAATATCATGGACTATACAGAATGGCTCGATACCTTCAAGATATAGCCTGGTTTTTGAAAATGGAATTTTAGTTGATTAATCATGAAAATAGATTTTAAGAAATTTAAGAAGTACACGAAGATAGATAAATCCGATTTCGTGGAGATTGATGTCAGAGAAATGTTTGCAGATAACATTTACAATGTGACAGGAGTTGGTATTGCTGATTTAAAATTAGCAGAAAAAATTTTTTCAAGCGATGACAATACTGAATATTCAGATGATGAAGTTGGCAGGGTAAGACATCATGCAGCGTCGCTTCTTCCATGGTTTCTTGCTGGGCTTGAGGACGCAATACATTAAATATTATGGACAAGGCAATTATAATCTACACAGCGTTAGTAATCTTATTAATCTTAATATGTCAATGATATGGAAGAATTAAGCTATACATCAAAGTTTGACGGCGTAACAACAGATGATATTCTGGAATATGCTAATGAAGGAAAAAACGAAAAAGTGAATGAGTACGTTAAAAGTATGAATATGCAGGATTCTGAAGGGGAACCTGATACCGTGCAGGTTTATGATACGGATGGCGTGCCGCATAAAGTATCCAAAATAGAGTTACTGAAGAAGTCTACACTGGCTCTTCCAAAGCTGGAAGACATCTCTAGTTTTGTCGCTATTAACGCAGCCGGAAATGCCGTTGGAGTAATGACGAAGGAAGACATTGCATCAGTCCTGGCGGGACTTATTGGAACAGTAACTGGGGAAAAAGACGGTTTAATGTCAAAATCCGGATTCATAGAAAGAGGGGATATATCAGATGCAAATACCCGATTTTCTGGATTTCTTCGAACTACAGGGATGCCCAATACCCCATACCCGTCTGAGCATGGTATCTTAGTATCTATTCCAACAAGTTCTGTATGTTTACAGTTCTTTTTGAGAGGTTGGCCTGTCGAATTGTATTGGAGAAGCCTTTGGGACAACTGGAATTCTTGGAACCGAATCGGTTAATCAGTTTAGTTGTCTCCATGCACTCCAGTTGTCAATACCCCATCATTCTTGTGTATGTAAAGTTAACAATTCATATTGTTCTTTATTAATCAACTGGTCTCCATGGTACAGCACTGATGCAGCATCATATATTGTCAATTTTCAAGGAAATAAGTCAAATTGTTCAATATATAGAATATCAGGTAAATCTTCTCCGGCTTGGAAATTTTATCTTAGTGGTGGTAATTTATACGTTAAAAATATGTATGATGGAAATCTATCGGTAATGATATTACATACATCTAATAAGTTTAAAACGGCCGGAACTTCTGCTAACGTACCATCAGACGCAGCTGAGATTAGTATAGAACAATAGATGTCTAGTCATATAATAGGAGGTATTATCCTCCTATTTGTGTCCATTCAGTCCACGAATTCCCATTATCTATACTTCCCCTTCCCCACAATCTAATAGACGTTACATCTATCAACAATTGCACAATATAACTTTCAATAGTGGAAAAAACAATTAATATACCATATTTTACTGGAGTGTTAAGATTACTAGAATTGCCTCTATAATACCCAGATTCTACATCCTTATTCGCATCGTTAATGTACATTCTCCTTGTGAATGGAAATGGGATAAGTCCCGCCAGTGCTAAATATGCCTGGCGGAACT